GATTAGTAAATCGTTAACATAAGGATATATAATAACATGAAAAAAGAAAAGAATTTGAGAAAATATAAAGTAAAGAAACTTATAAAAAAAGATACTATTAAGGAAAGGCTAGAGAAGTTTATCTTTACCAATGACGATAAAAAAACTAAAGAAACTAAGATTGACCTTTTCAAGGAACAAGACGGAGGGCCACTTGGCTTTGTAATATCCCTAGACGAGGCAAGCGATGAATAAATTAAAGATAAACGAGTTAACGGAGCTATCGGACGGCGGAAAGGTAAGGAGAGTCCACGGTGGATTCGTTTACATTGAAGAAACAGGAGCCGTATTTGTACCACGCAAGAAGACTGTTAGGAAAAAAGTAGACAAGGTATACAGTGAAGAGCTTAGAGCTATGATGACAGCTGTATGGAATGCCTACCCTACCGGTAAAAGAGTTTCTAAGCCAATGGTGTTGCAATGTATGGCATCCATTAATCCAGATAAGGCTATAGTCATTAATATAATAAAAGATATTGAAACGAAAAAGAAAACGACCAATTGGCTAGACAACAATGGAAAATATATTCCAATGTTGACAACATATCTTAATCAAAGAAGATGGCAAGATGGAAATCCAATAAAGATTACGGATAAATGGGAAACGTAAACAATGGAAGATATCGGAAAGATTTTAGAAGAAAGAGGGAATAATTATGGGGATTATAAAGGGAATGCAATTCTAAGGAGTAGAATTATGCATCTAATCAAAGAAAGATATTATGATATCCACAACCATGATATGCCTTTACTGTACGAAACATATATATATGATGTTGTAACTAAATTATCAAGAATAGCCGTAACACCAAGACATCTTGATAGCTGGGTTGATGTTTTAGGGTATTCAAAATTAATAATAGAGGAAATGGATTGTGTATAATAGAATGGATAACACAAGCAGAGATTAAACATGGAACCAATAAATACAGTACGTGAAGAACATATCAAGGAAATGATAGATAAAAGAGAGTGGATTATAGATAATAGCCGATATATTGCTATCAGCAAATACCCAAAAGCACAATACCTCGGGAAACCATTACAACTTGTTTATTATTTTGACCTATGGAAGAATACAAATATAAACTTAATCAATAGAGGTAAAGAAAAATGCTAGCTAATCATGAAGATTTATTACGGGAAATGATAGAAGAAAAAGAGTATAGGAAGGCCAAGATAAAAATAAGTAAAGAGGATATGATTAAGGTATTAATTAAAAAAAGTTTCTTCATTATAAATGGTGCCCGTTACGTTGCGTATATATCAGGAATCAGTATAGCTACTGAAGTACAAATGCCTGAAGGGTATACCAAATATTCCAGCTGTTTTAAGCCATGGGAAGACGTAGGGATTGAACGAGTAGATTATTATTACAACAAAATTAGAACAGCAGTTAGTTGAAATCAGGGGGTTGAATATGCACGGGGAAATAGGTCTGGTAACTTTGAAACACGGTTCAGTTAATGAACTTATACGTAAAGATGAAGTAATAATTGTACATAATGTATGTACTGAAAAATATACATTTAATACTGATGGTATGGATAGATATGTCGATGAAGACAGGTTAAACGTAAGAACTGGCAAATTATACAATCCTTCAACGGCAGATTTTAAGCATGATTTTTTTTGCTGAATGGGGTAACGTACCTTTAGGTTTTATAATTTGGTTAAATGAGATAGCCTAGGAGAAACAGTAAGGAGTAAACAGAAAATGATGCTATACCGAACAGAATGGATACTTAAACGGATTAAAGGGAAATGGTTTCACGTAAACAGCGCGACTACATGTTATGTTGAAGATCATTTATTAAACTTTAACATTGAAGTAACTAAAGGAAATGGATCAAGGAATAAAATTACCCTGACTAAAAGCCCTGATGAAGTAAGCGAAGGGATGGCTGATTTCTTACTGTACGCGTTTTATAAGGAATTTAAATCGTGACCATAAAAGTTTATTCTCAAGCTATAGAAACCGCTGTACTAGGTGGAATCTTGATGGCCGGAGACAAGATGCTTGCAAAAGTTAAAGCTATTATCGAGCCGGAAGACTTTTATTCTCCTGAAAGCATTGAAATCTACAAGGCTATTCTTGGAGTGGGCTGTGATATTCTATCTATAAGTGAATTCCTTGAAAAGCATAATAAAGCAAGATTCATCCCTATAGATATAATAACGTCTATTGTTGAGAATGTAACTACATCTGTCGGTACAGTACAGCATGCCAAAGAGTTGAAGGAGATATCAACTAGGCGTAAAGTAGCCCAGCTAGGGGAGGATATTGAAGCCTGGATAAAGAAAACAAATAAGGAAACACCAGACATCCTTGCTGAAATCAAGAAGCGTGTTCGTCTCTTAGATGCTAGAAAGGATAGGGTTCTTGAATCTAACTTAACGATAGCCCAGAATGTTTACGCAGAGATACAGAGAAAGATGACAACCAATAATAAAACTGTTGGATGCTTAACAGGTATAGAGACTATAGATAATATGCTGAATGGCCTTGAGCCCAAGACTTTAACATTAATTGCAGCTAGACCATCTATAGGTAAAACAGCATTAGCATTAAATATGATAGAATATATATCGAAACATTATGATGGGAAGTGTGTGTTTTTTTCGCTTGAAATGAGTTCCGAAGCTGTTATGATGCGTAGGTTAGCCAGTATAGGCCTTATAAATTTAACTAACCTTAAAAAGGCTGATCTAAACGATAGTGAAATGGATAAACTAAACAATGCGTTAAATATTGTTAGTAAATCTAATACTGTTGTAATAGATAAACCTTTCTTCAAAGCGCTTGAGAATGTAGAGTCCTTTATAGCTTCATACACTATGAATAATAAAGTATCAGCTATATTTATAGATTATGTGCAGTTAATGTATGTTAAAGCTCGTACAGGTAATAGAAATCTTGAGCTTGGGATAATTAGTAGTGCATTGAAATCCATGGCCAAGGAATACAATACACCTGTCATAGCATTAGCTCAATTAAGGAGGGATATTGAAAACAAGAGACCAAGATTAAGCGGTCTTAGAGATTCAGGAAGCCTCGAAGCCGACGCAGATATATGCTTAATGCTCCATACCGAGACTAGAGGATCAAGTAACCTTGATATAGCATGTCTCAAAGCAAGAGATGGCGAATTATGGCACTCAACGCTGGCATTTGAAGGTAGATATCAAAAGGTATACGATCAAGACCCTATTATTTATGGAGGCTTTTAAAATGATAGAAATGACAAAGAAATCATTACTTATAAACAGTAAAGAAATCATGGAAATAGTAATAGATCATCTAAAAACAGAGGGTATATTTATAGAAGAATGCGACATTGATCCAAATGAAATTGGATACACGATAAATTTAGGTACCACAAAAAAGTTGATAATACTAAAGGAACATGGCACAGTAAAACTGTAAAGTTTATAGCAAATAGAGGTAATTAAAAATGATAAAGACAACTAACACTACAATTCATATAAGTCACGAAGAAGTTAGGAAGCTAATTATGGCTCACTTGAATACTAAAGGTGAACAATTCAGTATAGATGATATTGAAATAGATATAGCTGGGTATCTAATAACTATCAATGCCTCAATTAAGAGGATATAATGCCAGCAACTAAATTCATATGTCCAGATGGTGGGGTTATAAATATTAAGGAATGCCTAAAAAATAGAGGATGTAGAGCAAGTAGAAGATGTGCTAGCAGGTCATACCTCAATATAGTAGCAGGTGAAAGAAAATATAGGGGGGTATCCCCGTCTATGGCTGGGAATGGGGCAAGAGAAATATTCCTAAAAGCTACAACCGACTACGCTATATCAATCAATAGTAGCGTATGGCAAACGTTTGGAAGTATTTTACATGCTGAATTAGAGAAATATCCTATAGCTAAAGCTTTAACTGAGGTTAGGCTTAAGAGTGATTGGATAAGCGGTACAGCAGATCTCGTAGAGCCAGACGAATCAAGACCTGGATCTCATATCTTAATAGATCATAAATTCTTTGGCTCTTTCCACGTTATGCAGATATTGGGAGTGTCAGTTAAGAAGACAAGGATACCAGCACTAGACAAGAACGGTAACAAAGCATATTATAAAGGAGGTATGAAGGCAGGTAAACTTAAAACAAAGAACTTTAACGTTAAAACTATAGACAGAGAATTAGCTAGAAGGGAGCTTCGAGGTGCAAGCTTACAACAGAATTGCTATAGAATGATCCTTGAAGAGAATGGTTACAAGATATCCAGAATGCAACTCCAAGTATTCGTCAGAGACGGTGGCACTTTTTCAGCAAAGAACAATGGTGTAGATGATAACATTATGATGATAGACGTCCCGAAGATAAAGGATAGCGAGGTAAAAAAATTCTACAAAGACTTAGAGAATGAAGTTGACAAAGCTTTTAAAGTAGGGTATGCTCCATACTGTAGTAGTGAACAGCGATGGGATGGAAGGAAGTGCTCGTTATGTGAAGTTGAAAGTGCCTGTAAACAGATGGATATGAAATCAGGTAAACTAATTGCAAGAGGATAAAAGGAGGTAATGAAAAAGAAATTAACACAAAAAAGATTGAAAGAATTATTGGATTATAATGAGATTACCGGGTTGTTCGTTCGAAAGGTGGATAGAAAATGGAATGCAAAAGCTGGTGATATCCTCAATTCCACTGACTCTAATGGGTACATCCAGGTTTGGATTGACGGGGAACGTTATAGGGGGCATAGACTAGCATGGTTATATGTTCACGGCTACTTCCCTGAAGTATGAGGTTGATCACATAAATAATATTAAAGGCGACAATAGAATTATTAATCTACGTGAAGTTACACACTATTGTAATATGCAAAACAGCACAGCTAATACATCAGGTTGTTCTGGAGTGTCTTATCGTAAAGCTGAAAATTGTTGGATAACTAGGCACACAACAGGAGGGAAACGTAAATACATCGGACGTTTTAAATCAAAGCAAGATGCAATAGCAGCAAAAGAAGCATGTATTGAAGCAGGTAAAGACCAAAGATGTTTCACGGAACAAATAATAAAACTTTAACAGGAGAGAATAATGAGTTTGATTGCAAAATCTGAAAGCGAAGACCGAAAGATAATAGATGCAGCTGTTTACCGTGGAGTGTGTACCACTATAATTGACCTCGGTACACATTTGTCCGAAAAATACAATAAAGAATCAAGACATATAAGGATTATATGGGAACTCCCGGACGAATCATACACTTACACGGATGAAGAAACAGGTAAAGAAGTAACTAGGCCAGGAAGGATATCTAAGAAATATTATTCAATGTCCCTAGGTAGTAAGGCCACCTTAGCGAAGGACTTGGAAGGATGGAGGTCACGACCTTTTACCAAAAAAGAAAAAGATGGTTTTGATTTAAAGAATATCCTTGGAAAGAATTGCATGCTCAATGTTATTCATGATAGCTTTGATGGAGGTGATACATTCGCAAAGATTGCCGGAATTACTCCACTTATGAAGGGTATGCAAACCGTAGAATCTAGTGAAACACCAAGTATGATAATGATTGATGACCCAGATCCAGAGTGGATGAACCAATGGATAGTGAAAGATAGAGATAGTAGTATTGAAAGGATGGCTGCAACATATGGTCATGAAGATCCATCAAAAGACAAGCGGGAAGTAACTCCACCAGCCCAGCAAGAAGAAGATGATTTACCATTCTAATAACTAATAGGCGGGTAACTCCGCCATAACAGGAGGTTTATATGTTTACAGCAATATGTAGAGACATACCAGATAGTTTCAATCAACTACTAAGAGCTATAGCTACAGAAGGCTACATATATAAAATAGATAGGGGTTCCTTTGAAGGATCCTATCGCAAGCAACTAGATATGGCAATGATAGAGATAAAGTTCCCTTACAATGGGAATCGTAATACTATGGTTAATGCAATACCTGAAGGTATTTCTATCCCTAACCCTGTTGATGATGACTTTCTAGGGAAATATGTCTTAGACTTATTGGTAGACACCAAGAAGGAAGGTGAAGATTACAGCTACGGAGAACGTATTGGTGACCAAATAGATATAGCCATAGATATATTAAGGAATAACCCACAGACAAATCAGGTTGTGTTGCAAGTGGCTCAGCCATCTGATATGAAACTGGAGCATCCACCATGCTTAAGGGAGATGGAGCTCAAGGTTGTCAGTGGTAAGCTGAATGGATATGTGACTTTCAGATCTAATGATATATACAATGCTTACCTGGCCAACATAGCATCTCTATCAATTATAAAGGATATGATTGCCTTTGAATCGTTGCTTGATGACGGGCCAATATACTATACCAGTTCTGGTTGCCACATATACGATCATCAAGCAGATGTTGTTGAACAGTTACTTCACCTACCAAGTGGGAGTATATTTAGATAATGAAAACATCATCATGTAAAGCTAAGGGGCGCAAACTACAGAAGTTGGTAGCTCAGAAGATATCTGAACTAACAGGGATACCTCATGGTAAAGACTGCTTGATAGAGTCAAGAGAGATGTCACAATCCGGAGTAGACGTTAAGCTAATAGGCGAAGCTAGAGATAAGTTCCCGTTCAGTATTGAGTGTAAGAACTGCGAGAAATGGACTATGCCATCATTCATAGATCAGGCCAAGAGCAACGTAATGCCTGGCACTATGTGGTTGCTGGTCATGGGAAAGAATAGAACTAAACCAGTTGTATGTATGGATCTGGATGATTTTTTTGAACTTATGTCTGATAATTTATATTAAAGGAGGTTGTATGAACATAGTAAACGATATGGTACTAGGTGAATTAAATAGGTTTCACGAATATGAGACAGATGAATTATCTTTATTTATTATAGCCGTAGAGGCTGCTGTTAAAAATAAGCTAACAGCAGAGCTAAGCCTGGGAACGATCAACGGATATCTTTGCTTAGTCTTCAAACGTGGTGAGGTTGTTGACACCTTAGCTGTTCCA